AGTTGAATCAGTTATAACTTCATAAATACCTATTGCATTTAATTCAGCTTGTGACCATAACTGAAATATTTTAGCTGGGTATCTTACATCTCCTATTACTACTGATTTAGGATTATTAATGTATTGTGTAATATTGTTATCTTCTACTATTGCGTACATATTTTAACTTTCACTTAGGTTTAATGTTCTACCAACTTCTTGCCAAATAGAACCATTGTATTTAAAAACTAGAATATCAGTTTTACCATCTGTTGAAGTAAATGTTGGTGCTGTGCTAGAAGCAAACTCAAATACTGTGTTAAAAGCTATTGTGTGTGAACCATTATAATTAATTTCTACACAAATAAAAGCACCCTCTACAGCGTTAGTAGGTGCAGAGAAAGTAGTATTTTCTGTTGTTAGATGATATGCGTTTGGTTTAGCTTGAGTATCCCAAGCAACTGCATTTGATGATGATGTTAATGCTTGTTGAGGAATATAAGCTAGATCGTTAAATTTAATTGCACCAGTTCCTTTTGTGCTAAATTCTAAACCAACATTAGTATCATCTCCTGTTGCAGATATACTTGGATTACTTCCTGTTGCTTGATTAGTTATAGTTATTTCATTTACTGCACTAGCTGTTTCTACAAATTTTAATAATTCATTTGTACCATCTCCAATAGCATTACCATTAACATCTAATTGACCACCTAATTGTGGAGTAGTGTCATTCACTAAATCTGCTACAACTGAACTATCTAACCAATTAACTGTGTTAGCTGTGTGGTCTAAAGTTGCAAGGGATATATCATCTGCCCCGTCATAATATTTTAGGGTTGGGGTAGTTGCTGAAGTAACATCTAGCCAAATCGTACCAGCTACTGCACCACTTGGTCTTGATGTACCTGAATTAGATGTATTTATAGCTTCAAGAACACCATTTAGGTCAGTTCTAAAAGCTGGGAATGATTGGTTCGCTATATCGTAATCGTGTTGTGCCATGATGTGTTTATACTCCTTTTAAAACCCTTTTGCAATAAAATCAAATGTTTTAGATATTGCTGTATCACTTGAATTTTTAAATGTTACATCAAATCCATTAATAGTTTTATTTTCTACCAAGAAATAATCTCCTGTTGACATTCCTTGTCCTGTAATTCCAACTGCATAATTAACAGTTTTATATGGATTTGTAAATGTTACAGTTTTAGTTCCAGCACCAGAACTTATATCATTTCCACTAAATATTCTATCAGGCATATCAATCGTTACTGTTACTGCTGATACTCTAGGTGTAGAAGCACCATCTCTTGAAATTAATACTACTCTAAATTTAAAATATCTTGCTGTGTAATCTCCAATTACAAAGTTTTGGAAAGCTGTATAAGTTACATTATCATCACTTGTTGCAACTTCTATATGAGCATTAGCATTAGCTGGTGTATCTCCATCAAAGTTAGAAGAAGCAGAATCGAATAATCCTGATCTATTATCGAATAAGTCATCTGGGTTATCTGATGTTTGCGTTAATGATGCAGTAATTCTAGCTGTGTGTTTAGCACCTATATCAATTACATCTGCAAATAAATAATTACCACTTGCATAAAAATCAGCATTAGCAACACCAGAATCAAAGAATCTAGTTGTTTCATCATCAAAGTTTCCTGAAGCACTATCAAATAATTCAGAAGAATCTAATTCAATAGCATCATCTGTAATTACAGTATTAGTTAAAGTTCCATTAAAATCTGGGTGTTCTGATTGTGTTGTAATTGTGTTAAAATTAGCAACTCCTGTTACATTAGAAATAATAGCTGTTGCATTTGAACTAAAGTTACCAAGTTTATCTACTGCTTTTAAAAGATAAGTTCCAGCCCTAGCTGGTACAGAAATTGAAGTTGCTGGTCTTGATACTTTTTCTACTAATGCTACTGAGTTCTGCCAATCAGCAGTTCCGTCTGTTTCTTCACTAAATCTTAAATTATAATATGCTAAATCTAAATCAGGTATTTGTGTCCATGATAAGTGAGCCTCTTGTCCTACAATATTACAAGCAAAATCTTCTACATCACTAGGTGGTTCAATAGCACCAACGATTGTTCTTTGTGCTGATACATAGGTGGAAGAAACTCCTAGACTATTTACAGCTTTAACTCTTACATCATAAGTTTCTTGGTCAATTACATTTAAAACTCTGTGATTTAATCCTGAACCTTGTGCATAAATAATAAAATCTGAATCTGTACTCCTTTTGTACTCTACTTGGTAATAATCAATAAAGCTATCTGGAGAAGCACCTATTGATACATCTAAAGCTACAATTACAGTTCCATCATTATATTCAATTAAGGTATCATCTAATGTTACACTTGCTGGTGGTTGGATAGTAAATGGATTAGGTAAGTTTGTTGTTGGTGTTGCTGTAGCTTGTGTTTTAGTTGCCCAAGTATAATGACTATCTTGGTGTTCTACTAAAGATAAACCAACAGTAAAATCTTCATTAAATGTAATTCCAAGAACTCTAAAAGGTTTAGCAGAAAATCCTAAAGAAGCATGTGTAATATTTACTATATCGCCAATCGCTAAATCATAAGCATCTAAACTTACAGTTATTCCTAAAGATAATGCTTCTCTACTTCTTCTAAGTATAACCTCTGCCATTTCTTCTGCTTGATATTGGCTAGTAATTGTACTGAATGAAAATCTACCCTCTAATAAAAAACCACCATCAGCAGTTTTCATAGTTGCGTGTTGATCTGCACTTGGTAATCCTGAATCGTCAATAGGTGGCCATTGAATTTCATTAACTTGATAATTTCTTGATGGGTCAATAAATCCAACTATAACTCTATTATATTTTTCGTTTTTATCAGGTGTTGTTAAACTATAACCACCTATAATATCATCTTCTGTTAATGTAATACTTGCAGTTCCTGTTGTTTCAATAACTAAACTATATTTACCAGCACTATATGGAAGATAGCCTCTACAACCTTTTATAAGTTCTCTAACATTGGTTAAGATATTTCTTGAAGTATCAAGAGCAGTATTTGTGTCAAAAATATTTATATTACTACCACCTGAATATGGCTCTACTTGTGTTTCACAAACTTGTGAAGCATCATAAAAACTTTGTAAATCTATTTCTGATGTTGTTAAACCTTTTCCATATCTAGTATTAGTTAAATAGTCTAATAAACACCATGCTGGATTTGTTTGATAACTTGCAGATTGTTCTACAAGACTTGCATTATATGTTTTAACTTTTTTACCCTGTATCTTTGCTTGTATTTTTGGAAGTCCAGCAAATGCGTCAGAGTTCCATTTTAATCTAATCGCTAAATAACAAAGACCAGATAATTTATGATTACTTCCCCAAGATGATAATGTTGATAATAAAGATGATGCTGATTGACCATCAGTTCCAAAATGTGGTTCTAATCTAATTAAACTTTCACTATCTTTATAAAAATTAGCATCAGAACTATCTACTTCTACTGCTGAACCATCTGATAAGCTAGATGCAAATGTAACTATTTTATCATCTACTCTAATTTCAGTTATATCGTTTATTTCTCCCTCTGCCATAACGATAGCCATATATAAGTAAGTGTTATCTGTACCAGAAGTTTCCATGAAAACTCTAGTTCCCCCTGTAAGTCTTTCTCCATAAATTACAGGAATGTTTGCGTCATTAGATTGTTTATTAACTAATAATCCTCTTTCAAAATCATCAAAAGAGTTAGTTCCAAAATCTTCTATTTCAGGAACTTTTGGTCTTAATATCCAAGATAAAAATAAACTAATACCTAAAGCAACAAAAGGATTAACTCCTAATACTTTTAAAACAGGAGAAGTAATTTTGCTTACAAATTTTTTCCAACCCATTACGCCCTACCCCATTTAATATCTAATACAGTTTGAGAACTAAAATCCATTCCAACATCTGTACTAAAGAATCTTTGTTGTGATACATTGTTTGTTTTACGACCATTCTTTTTTTCAAAATCAGCCCAATGTGAAACTATCGATAAACCAACTGTGCTATCTTTTTCTGATTCTTGTATCCCAAAACTTTCTATATGACCTTTATATAAAAGAAATGGGTCAGCAATTAATGTATTAGAATCATTTAAAAAGCCTCTATAAATATCTACTGTGTCATTAGTTACATTTTCATTTAAAACTAAAGATATAAATGTTTGATCTGCACCTGATAATGATAAACTCAAACTAGCTTTAGTTAAATCTGTTTGTTCACTATGATTAGATATACCTAATACAAAATCACTAGAAGAATAGGTAACTGATGAGCCTGAAACTGATGATGTTAGATCAAATGAGCAATCTGTTATATTAACAGGAGTAGAAAAACCAATAGTAATAAGATGAACAGGCCTAATATCATTAGTCGCTAGTTCGTTCTTTATCGCTGTTGTTAGGCTTCTCGTCATATTCTTCGTAAGTTGTTTGGGTTACACTTTCTGTACCTTTTAACATAGTATATTCAAATTTGCTATTAGGTTTCTTGTATTCTTTAAGATCGTTAATACTAGCATCTATTTGATCTTCATTCACAATAACTTCGGCAATAAAATCGGCAGTTATCTTGTGGGTTATTTTATATTTTTTCATTAAAGTGCTTCTTCTACATCAAATTCAAATTGATATAAAGCATTACCATCTTTATCTGCACCAGCTACACCAAACTCTTGAACATCATTTGTTAAGTGAACTGTAAATGCAACATTATCATAAGTTATATCTGATGAAGAAACTGCTGTAGTTAAAGGTGGCTCAATAGTTAGAGTGCCTGTAGAAATATCTGATTGATCTGCAACGACCATATAAACTTTAGAATGATTAGCAAATTTAATCATATCTCCAGCTTTTAAAGTTCCTGTGCCTGTACCACCTAATGTTATAGATGTATCTCCAGCACTTGCTGTTCCATGAGGAGTACCTGATGCAGTACCTCTAGCATCTTCTACTTCTGGTGGGATTATTGTAAAGTTTTCTTTGCCTGATCTTTGTTTAACTATAAAGGCCATAAGATCGCCATAAACATCACTTCTTTTTGCTGTAATTACTCTAGCAGTAAATCCCCATCTTTGACCATCTATTTGTCTAGCAAGTTTCTTACCAGATACAGTTTTTGAGATAATAGTATTTTGAATAGACTTTATTCCTAAAGATTCAAACTTAGCAGTAGATATTGGAAAAGCACCTGACATTAGATTAAGTTTTTACTCCCTCTTTCATTAACTGCGTTATTAATTAATTGTGTAATAGTTCCTCTTGATCTTACAAGTAATTCTTCAAAGCCAGAAGCATCTACTGTGTTGATATTAAAATTAACTGTTGTAGCACCACCATTTGTGCCTCTAGCTGATTGTGTAATTTGGCCTGTTTGGTTTGGTACAAATAATTCTGCACCTTGCTCTCCTACCATATAAGGTTGTCCTTTTTGTACTGCACCACCATTAGCTTTACCACTAAATATTTTACCAATAGTTCCAAAAATACCACCACCACTAATAGCTTGAAGTGTAGTTTGTAAAGCTATTTGTTGTCTTAAAGAACTGTTTTGTTTGTCAATTAAACTTTTTTTATTTTCAGCTTGTTTTTTATCTTCTTGTCCTAATATTTTTTGTATTCCAAGTAATGCAATATATTCTATTTGTTTTGCAATAATATTAATTAAAACATTTTGTGCAATTTTTCTTAATGTTTCTCCAAAACTTTTCCCTAATACTACCATTTCTGCAAGTCCTCTTGACATTTGTTTAATTCCTTGAACCATACCTTTAGCAATAGTTTCATGTATTTTTTCAAAACCATCTTTTGCATTTTGAATTTCTTTATTTACTAATTCTCCTAATGCTCTTTTAATTTTATCGATGCCTGTTTCTGTTTCTACAATCTTCATACCTTTATGAATATTGAATGCTTCTCCTTTTGTTACAGTTACAATAGTTATGGGTATCCCTAAAAGTTTTCTTAAATCTTCGTAAAGTTTATAAGAGATGTTTATAGCTTTGTTTAAAGTTTCCAGCATTGCTGTAACTCTATCAATAGTAAAGGCTAACGCTTCTCCTAAAGTTCTAATTACAGGGTCTAACGCTTTTAAGGTTTGTGCAAGTGTATTATTCATTTTAGTTAACGCACCACTAAAACCAGCTTGTCCTATGTCGTCCATAGCACCTCTAAAAGCAATTCCTAAATTAGAAGATGAAGTTGATAAGTTGTCTAATTTTTGTTGAGTAGCACCAGCAAACGCTTTATCAAAACCTACTTCTAATGCGTTTAATATTTTTCTAGCACCCTCTGTTGTTTGACCAAATTTAGCAATTTCTAATCTAGTAATTCCTAATTGTTCTTCTAGTATTTTAAATACAGGAACACCTCTATCTGCAATTTGGTTAAGTTCTTCTAAACCTAGACCACCTTGAATACCTCTAGAGAAAACTCTAGTCATTGCGTCTAGTGTTCCTAATTGATCTGTCGTTACGGCAGATGTATCAGTGAACATTCTTAAAAGTTTTTCAGTAGGCTCTATACCTGACGCTTTTAATGTTATGAATGAAGTTGTTAATTGTTCTACACTAAATTGAGAATCTAAAGCAAATTTTGTTATAAAGTCAAAAGCATCTGCACCTTTTTTTACTGACCCTGTTACTGATGAAAGTGAATCTCTTAAATCTTCAAAATTAGAACCTACATTTGCTATACCTCTTAAAGCTACAGCACCACCTAAGGTAATAAACGCACCTTTTAAACTAAATACAGCATTTTTAATTGAAGCAAGTCCACCTTTAACAGAACGCAAAGCACCTTTTGTTTTATCTTGTGCTAATATATTAATTTTTAAATTTGCCATTACTTGTGTTTTGCTTTCCTTATTTCAGTTTCATTTTCTTCTTGTTCTAATAATAAGAAACCTAGAAAATGATTATATTCCCAAACTTCCATTTTTAGAAGTTCAGATAAAGTTATTTTTAACCTATCAGCAACGATAAGTAAATTTTTTAATTCTATGGAATTTTTTAGTTTTTTTTTACTTGGTCAGGAGTAATAGCTTGAACCATAGCAGTTGATATTCTTGAAAGAACATCAGAATCTACTTTATACATCAATGCAAGTTTGTCTTCTGGTTTAAAAACTTTATTACCATCTTTATCTAAAGACTTCATAACAACAATATCTGCAAGAATACTTACATCATTAAGATTATCTGATTTCTTAAATAATGTATTTTTTTCAGATAAATTTATAGGATTCCAATATAATACAGTTGGATTGCCATGTTCATCTTTCCATTCAGGTACTTCAATAGATTGAACACCTAAAGATTCAAAATGCGATTTCGCAATATCAATAACTGACATAAATTAGGATTATACAGTACCTACAGTTAATGCCCCTGTACCTTGAAAAGTAACAGTTCTTGAAATAATTGCGTCCATTGAGTTATTAATACTCATGCCTGTAACAATTCCTGTTCCTGTGTAACTTGCATCTCCTGAATCATTACCCTCTGGTAATAAAACAAATGAGATAGAAGAACCAGCAGTTAAAGTTTCTTGCTGAGCATCTGTTTCGTCA